AGAGTCACAACCAAATGCTCCCATGTGTTCATTACCAGGATATTTTATACCGTTTTTAAGTACCACTCTATTTTGTAATTGCTGAGGTGGAACCCAGCTAAGTTTAAATCTACCTTTTGGATCAGGATAATAAATCACTTGTGTGTCTTTTACTCCGTTAACCCATTGAAAGTTTCCAGTAGTAACGCCTAGTGTTCTAGACATTTCTTCATTATAATCTATTTGCTCGTATATTTTTACTAAGTTAAATATACTATTTTTTGTTTCATCTCTAAATGCGTGTTCTTCAGTTCTTGGGAACTGTCTGTAAAACTCATTTAAAGCATCTTGATCACCTTTTAAACCTTCTGCTTCGTTCTGCCAGTGATCTATTACACCTATATCTATTAGTTCACCATCTGGGGCAAACACGTCGACGTCAGGAGTAGTGAATACTGGAACTCCGTACTCATCAATAAATCCTTCGTAGTTCCATTCCATTGGGATAAACAAAGAATATAAACCAGATTTTGTCTGACCATTTCTATTTCGCTTAGTGACATCTGATGCATTGTATAATTTTTTAAAATTTTCTCCACCTTTATCTAATGAATTTGAGGTTGAACCCATCATACACTTACCTATAATTCTACTACCAAGTCTAAGACAAGTTTTAGTTACCCTCCAGTTATTTAATATATTATCAGGTCTTTCCCATTTACCACTTTCATCGTGTACTAATAGAGCTAACTTCTCACCATCATAACTATTATCACCTGTGTTTTTCCAGTCAATAGTAGTATCTAATCCTTGTATATCTTCAAGCTGTTCGTTAGCTGTAATCTTTTTTCTTGTAAACTTGCTAGCTGGCACTCTGTATGCAAGCTCTGATTTTGGCCTGTCCATACCATCTTGTATTGGTTTAAAGAAAAACGGGTAGTTAATACTAATTGGCACTACTTTGTCTGTAAACATTTTTTTAGCATCAGCACCAGTTTTAGAAAGTATCCCATATCTACTATCACTTGAAATAGTGGCTAAATTAACTGTTTCAGCACTACTCATAAAAGAAAAACCACTACGACGATTTTTAAGGTAGCACATACCATAACATCTTTTATCAGCTTTGCAAGCTTCCCAAAATATATAGAACAATCTATTTGCTTCTCTAAAGTCAGGCGCACCTACATCTATTTTACTCCATTGAAGATACATATAATGAGCGCCTGTTATATAAGTTGGTTTACCATTGTTTATAAACCAAAAGCCCTCATCTCTACGTTTAAACTCCTCGTCTATATAATCAAACCACTTTTCTTTTTGATCTTCAGGATACGCTCTCCAATCAAATATATTTTTTAATCTACCTAATTCTTTTGGATACTCTATTTTTTGCCACTTGCCTTTTGTATTGGTGTGCACGTGCACTGGTTCCATTGGCAAAGCAATGCGCAACCCTTGTATTTCAAGTATCTTCCCAATTCTACCAGTTTTTGATATAACAACGATATCGTTTTCTTTATTGTATCCATATTTCCATTTTTTAGATTTGTTAAGCCGACTAATAGTCGTGCGTTTAATAGGTTCTATTATTTTAACTAAACTTTGCTCGTACATTACTTAGATCTGCCTTCTGCGAATCCTTTAAAGACTTTTTTCTTTGCCTCTTCAGGTGTTTTTCCCTCAAGCAGGTTCTCTTCTTCTTGGATTCTATTAAGTATTTCAAATGCGTCAAATATAGCTAGTTTTTTAGTAGCTGCTGCGTTTTTTAATCTATCAGCTGATACATCATCTTCAGTGTTTGTAATAATTTTTTCTTCTGCAACTTTAATCAGCTCATTAACTGCTTTGCGCCCAGCTAGGATTATATTCTTCTTCGTTTCCTTGATATTCATATTTAATTGTAATAAATTTAGATAAAACTCTATATAGCCTTTCACCATCAACTATAAACTCGTATTCACTATTAGGTGTAAAACCTACAAGCTCATTTAGCTTCACAGTACCATCAGAGTATTTAACTACACCTTGCAAAGGTTTTTCTTGCTCTACATTAAACTTGTTTACAGCTTTTAATGGTTTTACAAAACAATAACCTTTTGGAGCTAACCACTTGTTATTTCTTTTATATAAAAATATTTGATCGTGGTTTACAAAGTAAGTTTCTTCGTTAAAATAACTTCTACTATTTTTTTCTATACCTTTAACGTTGTGCCATCTTCTAAATACATTGTGATGAAGTATAACAGTATCACCTGATTCTATATCTGTATCACCAATAATAGGTATTGATATAACTGTAGCTTCTCTATTTACATATTGATGATTAAATATTTCAGTATTAAGTATTAATTCTGAATCACCGACTTTTTTAGTATTGTTATATCTACTGCCTTTTGGTGTTACAACAAAGTTGTAAACACTTTTCATTAGTACTCTAAGTTATACTCTACAGACACGGCCATATTCTTGTTAAAGTCTTTCCAAGGTAACACGTCTTTATTCTTTTTAATATAAATAGAATATTTATCTTTTTCTTCTAATATATCACAAATAGTATGTCCACCGTAAACTTCTTGACCAACAGCGTAGTGCATGGCATCGTTTTTGTAGTCTTTACCTACACTAATCTTTCTTATTAGCTTTGCCATTTTCTTTGTAGTTTATCGTTCCGTCTGTTATGTTTATATCACAAGTACCGTACTCTTTTTCAAACTCATCTTGCATTAAAGCAATACCGTCTCTTAGTTTAGCCACTTGATGCATCATTTCATGCTTTCTAATCTCGTTCATACCTATTTCTAGTTGAGATTTATTTATAGCATTAACTGTATCTTGTAATTTTTTTAACTGCTCTTCAGTAATTTTTTCTGCTTTTGGTTTTAAGTCTACTATTTCTTCTTTTTTTGTCATTTTATTTAATTTAAGTTAATTTGTTTTTTAATATCCGTGCTCAAAAGATAGTTGTAATCCAACTGGACTTTGAACTAATAATTCATCATCATCTTCTAAAGCTGCTTCTACAGCGTCTACAGTTAAAGAAGTAGCGCTTGCTACAGCTGTAACTGTACCTACTGCAGCACCATCTGCCGCAACTACAACATCACCAACTGAAAAAACTTTTCTTGCATCTGTACCATCTGTTGTTAAAGTAGTTTCTACAGCAGCGGCTGCTTGATTACTACCTTGATTTAATAATACACCTGTTGTAAAGTTTAAACCAGTGCCACCGTGATGTATTGCCGCAACGTAATATCTTTCAAAACCTTTAGAAACAGCTGTTGTAAAATCATCAGTGCTAAAAGCTATTTCAGTTGAACCCATGCCTCCTGCTGAACCAGACGCGTTTCCACTTGAAAGAATCGTTACAAAATCTAAACCATCTATAAGTGCATCCGCTTTGTCTAATATAATTCCTGCTATTATGTTATTAAAATAACCTGTTCCACTAGCAGTTGCATTAACAGCACCAAGACTAGCAGGAACAACACCATCAATTGATCTTGCAAAGAAAAGGTGTATATGTTGCATTGTTTGAGCAGCAGTGTCCGCGTGCCTTAATACTGCAGTTACATTTTTTAATAAAGAACTACCTTTAGGTAAATCAAAAGCCGTCCAATCAAATAATATATCATTATTTGCAAACTGCGTGTTTTGAGTTGAAGCAGTTATTATTGGTTTTACTTGTTTGTTTATATATGCCATTTTATTTTTTTACTTTTTCAAGTGATCGACCGCCAAAATAAGCACCGATCACAGTTATTAATACTAATTGAAGCAAATCAACCCAACTAGATTTAACTTCAAATTTTAATGCACCCGCGTCTATAAATATTAATAGCATGGTGCATACTATTAAAAATATTAATACTAATGGCCTAACGTTTTTACTTAGCCACGAGTCTGATTTTAAATCTGCTTCCCATCTAGCTGTTATGTTTTTCTCCATCTCTACTTGATAGTTAGCAACTAATTCTTTTATTTTTCTTTCTGCTTCTAGTTTTTCTTCAGCAGATGTATGTAAGTTGTCTATAACACCACCTACACCTTTTACTAAATCTGCGGCTCCACCGCTAAATATTTTACTTAACATAATTTTTTGTTTTAATATCCACCACCACTTCCTCCACTACTACTACCGCTGCTTCCTGTTGAAAAAGTTTGTTGTGGTGGTTGTGGTCTTCTAACGCCTGTTCGCTCAAATTGTGATATATCAGGTTGTTGTAAAGTAGTTTGTTGAGGTGTTACTAAAGGTACATTTCCTGTAACAGCGTTGTTGTGGTCAACACCTCCCATATATCCTGTTTTTCCTAAATATTGATGCGTGTGATAACCTGTTAAGCCAACACTATAACCCCAGTCTAAAGCTTCACGTATTGTATTAAATAACGGCACACCATCTATAGTTGTTAGTATTGGCATATTATTTTGTTTTTACTTTTTCAAACGCACTAATACCAAAACAACCTAATGTTACTAAAACAAAAGAGTTGTATATAGTATCATTAATAACTAGCTCACCATCTCCTACGTAACCCATGAAAGCTATACCAGTAATTAAATCAGCTATAGCAAATAA